GGCGGCTGGCCAGGGCGTCGAAGGCCTCTGCCGGCAGGACGACGAGCTCGCCCTCTGGGCGGTGAGGGGCTGTGCCCGCCTGGCTTTGGAGGGGATGGTTCCCCGCTGGGTCTGCTGTTGCAGCTCCTTTGTAGGAGGTGCCACACTTGGCTTTGTACATTACCAGATACCAGGAATGATTTGTCCAGTTAGTGCATAAGCGCCAAAAGCAGCCATGATGCCAAGCATAGCAAGGCGACCGTTGAGCTGCTCAGCGCGTTCGTTATGTGGAACACCGTAGGGATGGTCAGTCATAATAAGGGGTGGTTCTTTAGCCCAGATGTTTGTGTCGTTCATTAAAAATTAAGTTCAGATCGAGCAAGCTTTTCCATAACATCGTTACGGTAAGCCGGGTCTTTGTCGTAGCGAGTGTCGTTCATGGCTCGCACCAGCTCAGCTTGACTTCTAAACACGTCGTTGCTGCGAGCTGCCTTGCCTGACAGCATCTCACCTTCATAACCCATTGCGTCGTCATACCTCGATTTTAGTGCCTGGATAGCAAATCCAATGGCGGACTTGTTACCAGAATCAATTACGTTGTTAAAGGCGTCAACCTCATCTGGAGAGAAGTTGCTACCCGCCCATTCAATCAGACTGTTGTACTGGTTTTCACCGCCAACAGAATTCTTGATCTGGTTAATCTCGCTATCACTGAGGTCAGCAGTAGAACCAGAACGGTCTGTAGCCTCAGGGTTTTGTTTTTGAAAACGGATGTAAGCATCAACCAGTTCCTTGGAGGACATCTTAGAAAACTCTTCCAAGGTCTCTGCGCTGATTTCACCCGTTTCAAAATACTCGTTGTTAGCTTGTACCAGGGTGTTAATCTGAGCATCAGGTTCAGACTCAGATTCTTCAGTTGGTTCAGACTCAACCTCTTCCCCAACATCTTCAGAGTCTTCGGTTTCGCCTTTACCTAACTTTCGTTGTAGCTCAATATACGCCTTTTCAAGTTCCTGAGCATCTTTGTATTTGCCTGCAAGCAAACCTTCTTGTTGCTCAGCGAGAGCTTCACCGATAGCAAGTGCTTCAGCTTCAGCTGCGTCTACTCGGGCAATAGCTTGAGGATCCGTACTCGGATCATAAGTTAGAATTTCAGCCATGTAAGTTTATTGTGGTGGTTGTGGTGCTCCCATTTGTTGCATCATCTGTGCCATAGCCGTGTCATCTTGAAGCTGTGGATTCTTAGATGGATCCATAGCCGGAGACTTCATTAGCTGTGGCAGTTGTTGCATCATAGCCATGCGCTGTTGCTGCTCCTGAGCACCTTGTTCTTCCTGTTGACGGTCTTCGACAGACTTGACCAGGTTGAGAACATCGATACCTTGAGCAGCTGCCAGACGTTTGATAGCCTCATCAGCGTTGATGAACTTCATCAGTGCCTCAGGACCAAGAGTCTGTGCAACAGTTTGAATGAACGCAGTCAAAGACTCTCTGTCTTGACCACGCCCAAGGGCATTGATACCAGCAACAATAGTTGGTTCAACAAGTTTCTTAGGAATCCTAGGGAGTTGACCGTTGCGCTGCAGTACCAGCATCTTACGATTCAGGTAGGGCAGCAGGAACTCAACAGTCAGCAAGGAGAATAGACCGCCAAGCTGTTGTTCGAGTTCGAGTTGTGTGAGACGAACCTCTTCGGCTGTCACACGTTCTGCCTGACGGACATTCATCACAAGGAATGCATCCGACAGACGCTTCTCAAGAGTTTGACTCAGGTTAGCAGCGGTTTGGAAGTCAGCAGTTTTACCGACTTGAACCACCTGCACATCCTCAGCACGACCTTGAACGATCGCACCGTTGCCTGCCTTCGCCAGCGTCTGCGGTTTGGTCATGCTTGAGGGTGATACCAGGAACAAGACCTTAGCGGCTGCTGCAGAGCCTTCTACGAGTGCCTGAGCGAGTGCGTTGAGTGACTTGAAATCACCCAAGAATTCTTCGACACGTCCACGTCCGTAGCTCTCACCGTCCACAGAGTTGAACCTGAGGACCAGCCAAGGGCTAGCATCTTTGGGTGCCTTGCTTTCAGTACCAGGTACAACCTTGTCGAAAGCTTCTTGATGCCACAACCAACGGTTGTTATCAAGTCGAACGTGAGTGTAGATCTCCACGTCATCCCCGTGCAAACCGGGGGTAGTAACTGAGGTCTGTTGATCACGCTTGGTTGCCAGAGCGGCAATCTCAGGCGGCAACAGCTTCTTGCTAATCAGCTCTTTGGTAACGATTTCAACTACTTCGCCGTTACCGTCGCGCTCTACCACGTAGCGGTTTAATGGATAATGCTTCAACCCCGCCTTACCCATGTAGATCAGAGCGTTACCACCGACCACAAGATGCTTGAGTGCTTGGTGAACGGTTACCCGGTCACTGGAAGCGGCGATGGAATCCATCACCATACGCTCAATCTTAGCGAAGCTCAGGTCTAGTTCAGACCGAACCTCTGCGGGCAGCTCAGTGCCCAGCATCTCGTCTTTAATCTGCAGCTTGAAGAACGTGGTTTGAGGTGGTAGGAGAGCCAGCATCAGTTTCGATGCAAGCGTAACTACCGCCTTTGCCCCCACGCTTTGCCAAGGGGTCTGCAGAGTTTTGAAGGTGGGGCGATACTCGTCCCGTACAATAAGGTAAGGAAGCGTAAGTTCAGAGCATTCAACCGCAAGGTCAAGATAGTGCTGACGGTTGCTAGTTAGGTGATCGTACCTTGCTTTGGCTTTAGCTTCCATAGTTTTAGCCGCTCACAGTGCCGCCGGGAGTACCGGAGGGGTTACCGGTGGAGGGAGCATTGAGTGTAACTTTCATTCCTTCAAGTCCACTTTCTTGAATTTCCCGTTCTTTCTTAGCCAGCTTTACAGCTTTCTCGTCGCCAACTTTAGCTTCTGTGGGTGTCGGTGCCTGCGCTGGCATAATTTGGGGGGCAGCAGCCGACACGATTTTTGGTGCCATACACATGTTAGGAATCCTCGTCGGATAGTCGTGAATAAACCCAATCAACTACATCACGTTGACCTGCCCGATACATGATCGTGTTTAGGTCTTCGTTGATAGTTGGGTTGGTAAGGGGGAAACGTTCTTGCAATTCCTCAAGAAGTCGTTCTACAGTAAGCCCAAACTCAGGCATACTGGGGTAGGTTGGGGTTCGCATGTTCGAAAAACGCTGGCATCCTGCCTCGCTTAGTTTCGGCAAGTTCAGGTGCCCTGCCCTCATACATCAAACGATCGCTAGAATCCAGCCAAAATTTTTTGTTTAGATATTTATTTGGGTTGTTAGCCTTAAGCGGCTGCATCACCCAATTGATAGTTGCCTTGCGGAGCTTATCGAGAGAAGGACTATAATCGAGCCCAAGCTCACGACACACCAGGCTATTTGTAGCAACGTGGACTTGTTCATCCCGAGAGATGTCAGCACTTACGGTGCGGAGACCAGCGTCACCAGTGAAACGGAAAAAGGGGAGGAGCACGAAGAAAATTGCACGTTCGGCAACCAGTGCCTTGAGGATCGTGTGATCTGGATGCGCAATCCAAGCGTCTCGCAGCCTTTTGGCTTCCTCCTCAGCCACCGGATCAACGCCGAGAGCGTTGGCGATATAACCCAGTGCGAGGTCGTGGTTTTCCTCATCTTTAACGTTCGATTGTAGGAGTGCCACACTTGTTTTCGGAACTTCATTTTTTAGAGCATCGGTAATAAAGTCACCGACTGGGAGTTCCATATGGCGGATTGCCAAGGCACGGTAGATAGTTTCTTCCGCGCCTTCAACAAGTTTACCAGCGGTGGTTTGGACAGGAGTCCATGTACGTTTACGTGAGAGTAGTTTGTCGTAAGGGTTCATTCGCCGCAATTACAATCAGGAGCAGGGTCATTAAGAAGCGACTCCAGGTAATCGTCAACCTCAGACTCGTCCAGTGCGGCATAGGCGCTGGTCTTGTCTTGGGTATCACCCATTACCTGAAGCGAATAGTAGAGACTCGTCTGGTCAGATGCCAGCCAGTCTTCAATAAACGCTTCGTCATAGGTGATCACATCCGACCAACTATTGAAGCTGTATCCGTGCAGAAGTCCGGTCTTATCAAGCATACGCATGATACCGTCTGCAACTTTAGTGTATGCATCCCAGCCAACTTCCGATGCGATCTCAACTTGACCGTAATCGTAGCTCTGGACGCCAAAGGTACCGCTATCACGGTCTACTTGACGGGCAATGGGAGGGGCAATTTCAGGGGTAGCT